CATACGAGATCGTTTCACGTGACTGGAGTTCAGACGTGTGCTCTTCCGATCTGTTTTTTGCTGATCCGGATCAGCAAAAAACGTGCTGATCTGCTGGCGGACGGCGATCTCCTCGTCGATCGACCGCTCCGGCGGTGCGGCGGGCGTCAGTGCCTTTGCCGGTGCCGTTTGCGGCGTCTCCGGAGGAAGCAGCTCGATCAGGACGTCCACCATCGGATCGTCCGCGTACTTCTCCTTAATCGCCTTGATCGCCTTGTCCCGCCTACTCTCGCCTGCGGGAACCGCCGTGGGAGCGGATGCCACCGGGGTCTCCCTGGCTATCCGCATCGCCTGGCCCAACTCACCGAGCTGTTTGCTGGCAGCGTTGGTCATCTCGTGGCATTTGGCGAATGTCTTAAGGGCCAGCTTCGGGTCCTTGTCGTAGAGGTCACTGACCTCCTCGGGCGTCATGCCCATGTGGATCGCCGCACGGTAGTGGCCATCCGGAATCGCGGGTCGCTCGGGTTCTTTCGTGCCTGCCGGTTCTTCATCGTCGTTTGCCGGGGTAGCGTCCTTCTCGTCTGCCGTCGTGTCGCCAGCCTTCGGTTCCTCCTTGGGCTTGTCCTCCACGTCCGGGGTAGGCTTGTCGTCCGCTGCCGGCGCATCGCCGTCTTTCACCGGGGTAGGCTCCAGTTCCGGAGTCTTCTCCTCGTCTTCCGCGTTGAAGGCTTCCAAGTCCTTCGTAATCGAATCCAACAGTTTCGGATCTTCCCATCCATCCGATTTGATGATGTCGTTGCCCACTATGTGTTCCCCCAAAAATCATGCTATTCGCTTCCCGCGTTTCTGGTGTAGTGCGGGTTGTTTCACGATGCCGCGTTTGTCGAGGTATGCTTGGTGTTGCCTGTAGCTGGTGAACACCGGCCGACGATCCCGATCGAGCGGAACATCGGGATAAAGCCTCTGGTGCTCCTCCACTTGATCCGATCGAATGCCCAGTGAATCAGAGTGCAGCGGAGTGTGGTAGCTGTCGGCCGCGGCGTGCGGAAGATTGGCCCGCAGGTCCTTGGCCATAGCAGCTCCACACTGCCGACATCGCTCCTCTCGATCGGACTGGGACATCGGCTTTATCACTTCTTCGTCCCAGTCACATTCCGGGCACTTGTAGACGTAAATTGGCACGATAGTTCCCCCCACCCATGTGGCTATTTCTTCGCGTTGCGTTCCGCCTCTTTTTCGGCGTCGGTCTTGATCCCACCGGCGGAATCACCCATAGCCTTCTTGACGGCTCCGGTGCGTAGGTTGTTTTTCGCTGCGACCGTTTTCTTCTTGGGCTTGCCCCAGATTCCAGTCTTTTTCATCATATTCGGGTACTTCTTATGGAGGGCCAACTGCACAGCCAGCTCTTCCTCCAGGTCTGCGGGCTTACCCACTTCGATCGATTTCTTGGCACGTCCAAACATTACAATCCCCCTCCCATCTTCATCTGCTGCTGGGCGGGGACAGCCCCTGCCTGAGCACCTTGGTTGAACTGCTGTTGTGGCCCCGCCATCGGAGATCGTCCAACCGGGAATCCACCGTTCTGTGTCGTGTTCTGGCCCTTGCCTTCCGACTTGCCGCCGGTCGAGGCATACCACTCCATCCGTTGCTGGAATTCCGGATCTTCAAAGATATCCTGCACCAGCTCGGTAATCCCCATCTCCTCGGCGATCGTAGTCAAGTATCGCGTGACGTTGAAGGGCTGACCCACCTGGAGTGCCACTTGCAGGGACATAAACGACTGGGGCACCACATTGGTCACGAATTCCTGCACCAACCGGGATCGCGTTCCTGGGTCCGGCACACTCATCGATCGGGCCACAATCTCAAAACCGAGCTGAGAGAAATCGCCCGTGCGATCGGCCGGCGTAAGGAATAGTTGCCGCTCACGGCCATTGGGCTCCCGTTTGATGAGCGGAATCCCCGGCAATCCGGGTTGGAACATCAGCTCATCATTGTGGAGGAACCAAGCCTTTTTCTCCTTCACGTCCTTGGCCAGGTCATACACCATGTCCCGCATGTCGCCCGTGCCAATCGCCGCGTTCTGCTGGAGAATGGACTGGCCCGTCGCCTTGTCAGAATTCACGTCGAGCCCGCCCATCAGGTCGGGGTTGCCGGCGACGACGTTGAACCATCCATAAAGGGTGTTGACCATGTTGTTTGCGTCGGGACCGGCACCCTCGTAGCTGACCACCTTGACGCCATCGGGATTTTCGGTGGCGATGCACTCCCCGTCGTCGGCGTCCTTGATGCTCTCGGCCACGTCGGCGCACGATGGCTGGTACAGGGTGATGTTCTTCTGTCGGTCGGCCTGGTCCATCGCCTTCTTGAACAGGCGGTTGGCCATGTCCGACAGGTCCCGCCACACGCCCACCGGGGCGATCGGAAAGGGACTGCCCGGCACCGGCTGGGTCAGGGACCCGAACGAATAGCAACCGGACGGCGGACCGTAGTATTCCTCCACCTTGAGGAAGTCATCGAACGTCGCCTCGGCCGGATCGGGGATGTAACACACCGCCTCGGCCTCGGGCACCCACAGCTCGACCACGTTGACGTAGTCCTGCATATCGGAGGTCGTCTGGTCGTTCCCAGATTCCTTGGCTTGCTCGTCCACTCGCTCGGCCTTGTCTGGATTTAGATCTGCTCGCGGCAGACGTAGCACGAGATCCTTGTTAAATCCATCGGCCTGGAGGATCTTGGCTCGCTCGATCCGAACGCGATGCCCGAGGAATCGCGCCTTGTCGAACGCCACGCAGCAGGGATCGAGTGTAAAATCGTCGAGATCGATCAGCTCCGTGTAAAGCTGGCCGGGGTCCACGTTGGTGTCGCTGTCGATCTGGAATAGTTGCCCGCCCTGAGCGATCGAGGTCTTGAGGATAGCGGGGCCAAAGCACATATCCACGCACGCAGCGCGTAGGATTCGCTTCATCTTGAGCTGCTTGTCCAAGTCCGTCAGCGCCAGTCCCAGCTTTTCGGCATAGTCCCGCTGCCGGAGCAATCGGGTGACTACGCGAGTAAACCCTTCTTTTTGAACCAGGTTCGGGATCAGGGTACGAACGGCTAGGAACATCAGATTGATCGGGGCGTCTCCCGTGACGCCGTATGTTTCGGACATATACTGTCCGACATACGCCTTAACGTGAGAAGCACGGGCCTTGCGGAACCTATCAACACGCTTAAAACCCTCTCGAACGGAATCCGAAATGCCCTTAGCTGTGATCTCGATCGCCATCGTTCCACCCCAGATATGCCATGATTTCGGATATGCGGCCCCGATAATTGTCGAGAAACCCAACTCCCGTATTGCAATAAGAGTGCACAAGCCCACGGACCCTGCCGGTCTCGTGGTTGTGGTCGATATTCTTCTCATCCCACGTCAGCGGTTTTCCGCATACCGGACAGATGCCGTGCTGATCTGCGTACATCTGGGCCACGTCCGCCTCAGTTACGCCATACATCGACTTAAGCCGGATATCGCGGCTGGCCCCTGGATGTTCCCGATGCCAATCACGGGACCTCCGTGACACACCCTTCTTCTTGGCGTCCGGCATTCTCGCATATGCCGCTCGTTTGCGGTCCCGTTCGCATTCCTTACAGTTGGGTCGCTGCCCCATTCCCTGTTTGTGAAACGCATCGAGTGACTTGTGCTTTCCACATCGTGTACACTGTTTTACCTCAGTGTCGGAAATCAAAGCATTGCCTCCATCCATCTTGCCCACGTTTCTTCTGTGAGCGTTCCCATTGTTGGAACCGTCCGCCCCACGTACCATCCTTCGCATCAAGCACTGCGCCTTTTTTGGGGCTCATCACATCCCCATCCATCACACATAGCGCATCTGCGACCACGCGATCGCCGTGGCCCATGTAGTCGGCCTTACTCTTGTCGTTCATCTCGGCTGGGCCACAGCCACCATCAGGATAGGTGATGTATGTCCTCGCTTGATCTAGGCTGCGCTTGTCGTGATTGATGAACCGGCCTTCACGCAGCGCGCGTTCATAGGCCCGCAGAAGCAATTCCTTGCCATCCCGCGAACTGTGCCAGCCATATTTCTGCGACTTCTTTGTAGCAACCTGGTTCACCGTCTCGCCGCGGTAGCAATACGGATAGTGCAGATCGTTCAGTAGAACACTAATAAAGTCCCATCCAGGGCCGTTGGCCTCGGGCACAACCAGGGGAAGTTTTTGTGGAGCCGCACCACCGATCCATAGGGCCAGGGCCGCGAAGATCCGCGGGGCCTTGTAGGGCGGAGTGGTTGTACTCCCCCATATAGCAACCTTCTCGCCGGTCTGCTTGCACTTGATCGAGAACACGGTCTCGCTGGTGGACGCTCCCCCCTGTCCCTTGGATATGTCGCAACCAATGATGTAACTCTTGGACTGGTCGAGCCGCCCACCGTTGAGCGGAACATACACTTCGAGGTCGCCTTCGGCGGCTCTCGTCAGACTGACTTTCGTCAGGTCTTTCGTCTTGATGATGCGGGCCACATCGGCATCCGTCAGCTTGTCGTCGTTCCGGAACCGAATGTTATACCGACCGAACGGTTCTTTGCCATAGAGCGCCGCATGTTTGTCGAGATCGGTATGCATAAAGAACGTGTCGCCAACAGCACCCTCGATGGCGTAGATTTCCTTGTCCACCTCACGTCGCCCATTTCGCTCGATCTCGTGCTCGATGAAGGGCGAGGTAATCCGATATTCCTTGGTCACTTCATCCTGTACGACGAACCGGCCCGCACCTTTTTTGGGATGATCCCACGCCATCAGGGAGAACACCTTGATCGTACCCGAGTTCTTCCACGTCGAATAGCACGTCCCCGGCATATCGACGGTCGAGTTGACGATACGGCACGGACACACGGCGGCGGTTGATCGCTTGATCGACTCGCCATTGTTCATCTTGGACATCTCGTCGAGCAAGATCAAAGCCGCGCGGTCGCCGCTGAATGCGGATTTGTTGGTCGATTCGCCCGCGATCATGGAACCATTCAGAGCATTTCGGATCACCATACTAGTGCGATTCTCGCGGCCCCGCACGAGCACGCCCGGCGGACACATCCACTCGGGCAGGTAGGTGTTTACCGTATCGTGTTTGTAGAATAGCGACTTAGAGATCGGACTGTCTACCAGGTCTTCCACACGGCTCATTTCGCGGAGCTGGAGACAGTCACGGCCAAAGAGCCACAGCCAGTGGATGAACAAGGCGATCAACCAGGAGGCCCCCATGTCGCGGCTCTTGTCGATCAGGCCGTCGTGTCCATTGACGAAGCAGTCGATTAGGAACGCAACCATTTCGTCCTGTCGTTCGTAGGTGATGAAGGGATGCAGCGCCACGGGACTGGTCACATAGCTGTGCGTCTTGTCGCTGACCTCCATCTCCCACGAGGTCCAGCAGAACGTGTTGATGAAGAATAGGGCCGATTCTTTACATGCGGCCAAAAGATCCTTCTGCATCACGGGGTCTTTCGCCGCCTTGTGCAGTAGCTTCTCGCGGTAGGCTATATTCTCGTCTTCCCGCATCGGCACCACGAGCCCAGTCTTCTCACACTTCCACGAGCGCCTACCGCTGGGAAATGGTGTCGAGAGCTGCGGTGCGATCGTGGTCATTGTTCGTCCCCCGTGACTTCTTCGGCGAGCTTGTTCAATCTGTCGGCGTTCATACGGCTGATGCGATCTGGGACCGTCTCCCGTCCGTCGCTCGGATCGTCGTCCTTGTTCTGTGTTCCGGGTTTCCCGTCGCTTCTGTCAAGAACTATCTTGATATAGTCGAGATCAGGTTCGTGCTTATTGCCTTCGTCGTCCGTATGGGGCAGAGCCTTCTTCCAGATGTGACGCGCCATCGCCTCGGCCTTACTCACCAATCGCGGGGGGCCGGGACATGGGCCATCATCGAGGATGACCTCGCTGCATTCTTGACCTATGCCGCGTATATATTCCGACAACATCTTGCCGGCACGGGACTTCTCCCCCCGCTCCATCAAAGGCTTGTTCTCGGGCACGTCATCAGATTTCTTTGGTTTCCTTGGCATGTTTGGCGTGCCTCCTTAGCGCCGCGGTCTTGCGATTGTCGGTGGTGAACTGGATCTCGGGCTTGCCCTTGTGTATCCGCACACGAACGTGATGGACGAGGGAACAGTGGCAGCAGGCCAAATACCAGTCTTTCTCCAATGGACCCCATTCCGAATCCCAAATTTGCTGGTACTTCATACCTTCCTCCGCTTCGGCTTGCTGAATCCCGGAAGTCCCTTGGGACTCTGCCCCGCCACGTACTCCGCCGCCTTGGCCTTGGAAAGACCCCCCTTCGGGGGTATGCTTCCCGATGCGATTCCCTCCATCAGCCTGAATTGCGACTTACTCGTGGCCGGCATGGATTATCCTCCCACCGCGTGTGATCTTGCCCACGGCCAGTAGGTCGCGGTACTGCTGCTCGAACTGTTCTTTAGACACCATTCCCAGTGCAAACGCCCAGCGAAGCGATTCCTCGTCTGGATGCGTGACGCACGGTCGCCGCGCATCGCCCTTCCCGGCCCCGCCATTCATGGCCGTGTCTCCAGCATCACCCGGAACACAGTCAGCCACGGGGCGGCGTCGCCGA